CCACAATCGCCATGTGTAGAGCTTACGCCATATTGAAAAGTCTGCACATAGTCGTTACCTTGGACGTTGAAACTCGGTAAGAACTTGAGGTAGGGCGATTCCATTCTTGAGGTTGCGAGACGCGTCACTTCTTCGCCATGGGATACCGATTGCACCGCGTGTAAAGTCACCCGCTGGCTTATGTGAGTGAACTCCGCCATCTGAGCCTCATTGAACAGAAGCTTGGTGATATTCTTCATGGCCTTCACTCCTCTTCTGTCCATCTTCAAAAATATGAGGTCCAGCCCCGAGCTCTTAAAGGAGACGGATTTGAAAAGCAAAAACCTCCTCATGCTCATCGTAAAATTATACTTGTCCTGCTCAGCGTTCACGAACTCCAGCTGAGTGTTGTTTAGAACGCGCTCCTCCATTTGGCGCCAAAAATGGTATGGCATCGCCGCGAGATCACCGTCGAAGTACTGAATGGTCCCAAGGTGTGTCCTCTCGCCATCCTGTATTGCGGTCATGGAGAAACAATTAGACAATATCTTTTTCACTGACATGTCGTGATTCTCATTGCCTTGAAGCACAGGCTCTTTCACAAACGTACGCCTCTCCTTACCTGCCGGTCGAGTGGGGTTGTGCGATTGTTCTTTCGCAGAGAGATCCACCCCAAAAGCGCTCAGCATTGTCAGGAGACACTCGTAAAAGAAATTTGCTGTTGCAATCGCAAGCTTGAAAACCACGCCAATCACAAAAGCAAAGGCACTCGCCAATATTGCGCCAACACCAATGTATGGCGCCATCTTCGCGAACTTGTCTGCTGCTGGCACCGCTCTGTCATAGAGGTATTGCATGGACATATCACACCTCTTGGCGGCAGAAGACATGAGCTCAGTGAGCGATCGCGGGGCGTTCTTCCCTAGCGACAATATTGCGTCGAGAATCTTTCCAAAGAAACCTCTCTCGATCTCTTTCACCTCCTTGATTTCTTGCTCAATACCCATGTATAGCTTGTTGTGCTCCAACCAATCAGAAACCTTCGAACCAGTGTCAGAATCGATGACCACGTCATACATAGGCACTTCCGACGGGGTCGGAAATATGCACGCCTTCATTCTGTCGGTCCAATTCGTGACCTTGGTGATGTCGCTCATCGTATCTCGTTCCTCAATGAATTTCCTGATGCGCATCGAGATATCCAGCACGTCCAATGCCTTATGCTTCTCGGATATCTGATTTTCGAGCGCCTTGAAAGTTGTCATCTCATGTTCCGGGTGGTCTTCGATCGCCGTGATCTCGCTTGACACGCTTTCTGCGATGCTACGAGATGGCATTGTTGTGCTATCACTTGTGTCGCAATCGAAATCACTTGAACTGTCTTGGTAATCCTCATCACCTTCCTCCTCGATACCACTCTGGTGTACTGGCAAATCACGCTCGGAAATAATCCGTGTGAAAATACCCCTCTTTGGTGTTATGTTCGTGATACCATCAAA